TGATTATTGATTACTGAGATAGGCTTGCAAACGTGCAGGCCTATTTTAGTTTAGATAAAAGCGTATTTAGTGTAGTTGCGATTTAGCTCAAAGTAAGCTCTCATCATTATAGCATCTGCTATATCGGGAGAGATTCCACCGGTGCGCTGGCTGATAGTATCTTTAGATGTAACGCGAAGCTTTCCTTCCTTATCAGGATCTACTCGCCTAATCAATTCTAACTCCTTAACTATATCTTCTTGCCATTTAATTGGTAGCGTTATCTCATTCTTATCTATGAGCTCACCAAGTCTGAAATAACAATCTGCTTTTAAGTTCATGTACTGAGTGCCTCTCACAGCTTTACTACCGTTCATAAATTCCCTACATCTAAGGCTATCTACAAGGCCACCGCCTACCCCATCAGCATCTGCAAGCACGTTGCTTAGTCTAATGCCATGCTGATTCATTAAGCGCTGTATCTCTGCCTTAACTTCATCTTGGCGCTTTTGGCGCAGTATTACAATATCAATACAGCTCAATCCCTTCCACACACAAATCACTGTTCTATCTTTACCCAATCGCGCTATATCGGCAGTAATATATCCCTCACCTACATTCATTGGCTCTCTAAAGCATCTGATTAATTCATCATACATGTATAATCTATCTGAGCTGTTATCAAATTCCCAATCTCCCTCAAGCAGTCTTTTTCTATCTGCTTCGGGTAAGCGTGTTAAGCTTGTTACGTAGCTATCGGGTAAGTGTATATTGTCACCTGGTAGCGCTTGTACAAAAGCTCTATGCTCAGGCAAGTTCTGATTCTTGTATGGTAAGTAGAACTGATTATAAATCCATCCCTTAGATGGATTGCACGTGAGTAATATCTTAGGCTTTAATCCAAACTCATTAAGCTTGTATCTTATACGTGAGCTAACAATAGAGTAAGCTTTCTCGGTAATCTCAGTTGCCTCATCTATAAATACATCAGTGACTTCAAGGCCGCCTAAGTCAGTCATCATAGGATCAGATGGATAGAGAAACAAATCGGCTAAGATAATTTCACTGCCATTGCTGAACTTAATGATGTGGCTCTGCTGATTATAGATGAAATCTTCGCCTGCTTTCAGCCCTATCTCGTTAGCCACCTGAAAGAAGGTAGCCATTGTAGTCTTTTTAAGCGTATCTAACTTAGCTCGGCCAATGAGTGAGCGTGTACCTGGGTATTTTAAGCGCCTAAGAATCTGCCACATGCAGCCGAGCATGGTTTTTCCACCACCTGCTGCTCCACCATAAAGGATAGTTTCAACATCTGAATCTACTGATAAGAATTTAAGTGCCTCGCTTTGTCTTGTTAGAGGCTTGAAATTGTATTCTATTTGTCTCGCCATTGTACAAAGTTAGGCACAATGTACGTACTATCAATAGGTTTAGTTACTCTCTCTAAGTTCAGCTCCATTAAGTAAGCGCCCAAAGGTTTAGGAGGTCTCATGCGCTCCACATGAAAGCCCATGTAACCCTCATCGTATTCCTCTTTATAAGATGCGGTTCTAATGTGATGCACATAGCGCATATTAATTCTATAGCCACCATTATGAGCGTAAGCTAACTCTTCTACCATATCAGCATGGTGATAAAGTTCGTGAACGTGACCACTCCAAATGCAATCAGCGCCATCTATCATCACACCCATTCGGTTATTTTGGATTACTCCCTTAGTTACTACTCCTCCTCCTCCTGATCCATGGTAATACTTTGTCTTGAATACAACAGCAGTAGTTTTATTTTTAGCGACTCTATGAATCCACCACCCACCATAGCCACCTACTAATACATTGCTGCCTGCTTCTCTGTTTAAGCCACTAACAAATCTCTCTATTAAGTCAGTCTCACAGTTCTTAATGATAGCTGTTTCGTGATTACCATAGCCCACGAATACCATCAGGTGCGCGTATGGCTTAAACCAATCTATAGCAGTGTTCACAAGCGCATCTAAATAATTTGCCACGTTGTGCTCCGGTAAGATATCATTCTTACTTCTGCGAGGATCGTACTTGCCCTGCATCGCACAGAATAAATCTCCATTAACAGCGAAGTAGATGTTTTCTTCTAAGCACTTATCTAAGTGAGCTTTGAGTAGCTTTCTGTCGCAGTGAGGATTATCCCAGTGCACATCTGACATCATGAGAAACTTATCCCCACTTTTGCACGTTGTTATGATGATGTTTCTACCCTCGCGAGATGATGTAATCATTAGTTATGATGTTAGATTTTAATTCTTGAAAGTGCTTTTTAAATTCGTTGTAAGGTACGTCTATGACTATTCCGTTATCAATGCCCTGCATCAGTGCTATTGTGCGCTGACCTACGTAATAAGTACCATCACTTCTGAACTCTACTTCAGCCTGAATGCCTACGCACTTGCGCGCATCAAACATAAAAGGAATGTTTTCAGCATAGGTAGCCTCGTTACCGATGTCTTCGGTATAGTTCCACTGAATAATATAAGTGCTGCATAACTCAGGTAGCAGCTTTGCATTTAAATCTACTACTTCCTTTTTTTTCTTAAATAGATTCATACGCTTAATATTAATAAAAAAGCCCAGCGTTATGCTGAGCTCTCTTATTAGATAGTGGAAAAAATAGCTAAAATAGTTTTTGCTGTGCTAGATGGTAGTTAATTCTTTGCATTGCTTTCTGATAATATTCAGCATCTAACTCACAGGCAGTTAAGTCAAAGCCGTAGTCATGGCACGCTATCGCGATTGAGCCACTACCTAAGTGAGTATCGAGTATTTTATCGCCTTCTTTCGCGTAGTTTGTTAAAAGCCATTTGTAAAGCGCAACGGGCTTTTGTGTTGGGTGAAATCTATTTTCGTTATCTACTTTTTTATATCCAGCCCATAAAATTTTTGCAATTTTTACGCTATTTAAGCAATTAGTCCAAGCTAATTCAGCTTGTGATAAACTCATTCCTTCAGGAACTCCTTTTTCCCAAACAATCCAACCTCCGCTGGGTTTCAAATACTCAGTAAAGTAATTTCCACCCCATATAATTTGATTTTTACTAACTCTAAAAAGCTCGTTCCAATATTGTTGTAATGGAATTTCATTATCCCAATTTTTTTTTGAATATCCTTTTACTTTTGGATTATTCCAACTTTTCATTTTTCTTTTAGTTCCGTCTTTTCTTATTCCTGCACTCATTGTAGGATTTTCTTTATCAGCACCTATTCCATAAGGTGGATCAACTATTGCAAGGTCAAAATAGTTATCAGGGTAACAAGCCATAAGCTCCATGTTATCCTCATTTGTGATAGTTAAGCTCACAGCTTTTCCTCCCGAATCTCTATTCTAAATAGATCTTTGAGTATCTCAATCTCATGGTCTTTAAAGTTGCTAATGCCTTGCTCCCGTAGGCAGTAGTTACTCTGCTCAATGCCTAACTTGTATGCCAGGTAGTCTTGCTTATAGCCGTAGAATAATCTATAGCACTTAATTGATTTGTGGAATGGTATCATGATTTTTCAAATTCTTTAGTTAATGTTTCTATTTGTTCTTGGCATTTTTCAATTTCATAATCAATAAGGCTTTCATAATTTTCATTACTGATGTAAACTATAGAAATTGAATAGCCAAATTCTTTAGGTATGTAAAGCTCAGGCTTTCTTTTTTTAGCTCTTGTTAAGTCTACTATTTTAGTTCTTAAATCATCTATCTCTTCATGAATATAGATAAGCTCTTGAAATCTTTCTCTTGTCATGATTTCTCTTTGTTAAGTTGTTTAATAATGTCAATGTAAACTATTCGGCTGAGCTCTATCTTCTTAGCATTGATAAAGTCCTGCTCAGTGCCTTCGTTGCGAAGCTTGTTAGCATCTTTCCACCGTTGTGCTATGCGCTGCTCGGCTAAGTCATCCATGCGCTCCCACACTTCAGGCATCCAATCCGACTTCTTATAAATGCCCTGTCTGAACAAGCGCTGGCAGTTGTAAGGTGCAGATATCTCTACCCATGTTTGCTTTCCGTTCTTATACCTCTCTGCATCAGCATGCAAGTCATCTATAGGATTAGTAGGAGTGTATTCTCTTGGCTCAGCTTCAGGCAAGATAAGGGCTTTATTCAGCTCTCTCCATGTCTTAGCCTTATACTCTTCGTACTTCTTAAATACATCAGCCATAAATGAGATGCTGAATAGGTTGTAGGCATCTACCCTTTCCCATTCCTTACCTACTGCATTCAATAGAAAAGCATTCTGCCAGTCTTTAATTGATGTAGTGCGATACGTATTTTGCGTAAGTTGCTGAAGCAGAGTAACTTCAATATCTGAAGGTAAAGCTTTAATAGAATTAATCACAGCAGCCTGAGCAATGAGCTCTCTAAACTCCTGCTCAGATAATGAGTGAAGCTTAGGTGAGTTAATAGCCTCTACTACGTTACTCTCTTCAGCGCTTAGTG